AAAGAAAGGAGGAAGAGACCCCGACTCTCCATGAACGTTATATCCCCGAAAACGTATCAATTAGCCATGATTAAGGAGCAACAGGCCATAAACAGTCATGATCAAGTCGAACACGGCTCAGATCGGCTCACATCGGTTTTGGCACCGTTATCAGCTACGGTTATGGGCAGTCCAACGCCTAGAATCCACACGCCATTGAATGATTTGCCATCCAGGGGACCCGAACTCATCGATTTTGCGAAAACAATATTTCCAAATGGGTTTATGCCATGGCAGGAATTCGTGGCCATTCATGCTCATAAGGTCAAGCCTGACGGCCGATGGGCTACGCCATTGAATGCCATTGTGGTGGCCCGTCAATCCGGCAAATCGACGTTGATGCTCAGTCGCATTCTCATGGGGTTATTTCATTGGGATGAATCGTTGCAGGTGGCCTCAGCTCATAGATTGGCCACATCATTGGAGCAATTCCGGGCATTGGTCAATTTGATTGAATCCTCCGATGATCTTGCCAAACGTGTAAAGCGAATTCGCTGGTCCCATGGATCGGAGGAAATCGAGGTTCAAGGATCGACCGGGATCAACCGGTTCATCATCAAGGCTGGAGGATCGGCGGCCCGTGGTATTTCGAAGCCGGAGACGGTTCACCTTGATGAGCTGCGAGAGATGCACGAACTGGAATCATTTGCATCGCTGCGGTACACCCTGCTCGCGGCAAAAAATCCAATGGTCATGACCTATTCGAACGCAGGTGACCAACACAGTAAAGTGCTAAATTTGCTACGCGAACGGGGAATCGCCGCTGCGTCCGGTGTGGTTGACGATATTGGATATTTCGAATGGTCGGGTGCATCGGACGCATTGACGGACGAAAATTTCGCCATGGCCAATCCGGCATTGGGTCACACCATCCACATCGATAACATTCGAAGCGTTTTGAAAGACCCACCCGAAGTTGTACAGACCGAGGTTTTATGCAGATGGGTCCAAACAATTTCATCGATCATCAGTCAAGCTGCATGGGATGGATGTGCCGAACCCGAACTCGAACTCGATCCCGAAAAACTCACGTGGTTGGCCCTGGACATTTCACCGGACCGCCGCCATTGCGCATTGGTCGGGGCTCAGAAATTAGGGGACGAAAGATTCGTGGTGAAGTTACTCCACACCTGGGAAAACGAACGGCAGCTCGATGATCGGGCCGTTGCAAATGACGCCGCGTTTTATTGCCGCAAATATCCCATCGAACATTTGTTGTACTCCAGGAAAACCAGTGGGGCCGTGGCCGCACGATTGCAACCGGCTGGAATTCCAATTTACGACATGGATGCGTCATACCCTCAAAGCTGCGACGAACTATTGGGTGCAATTAATTCAGGCAGATTGCGACACACCAACCAGGCCGAACTAACGGCGCAAATGCTCAGTGCGGTGCAACTGCGTCGAGGCGATGGCGGCTGGGTCATTGGACGTCGTGCAAGTCAAACGGCAGTGTGCGCAAGTGTGGCCACCGCATTGGTCACACATTTTGCGACACGCCCAGAGACGGAAACCGACATCATGGTTGGATAGTGGTATTGGCCTGAGAAAATCAAGCCATGGGAATTCGCGACATTTTTGCAACACGTCAGGTTTCGACGGTAGGGCTACCGTCCGGACCTGATGTGGCTGCGCAGCTTGGACCCGTTACAACGTTGGATTCATTGACGCCATTTTTCGGCGGTGCAAATACTGCAACCCGTGAGGAATTCATGTCGGTTCCAACCGGGGCCAGGGCTCGAAACATAATTTGTTCATCGATTGCATCGATCGGCCTTGAAGTCATTGACCGATCAACGGGCCTTGAAATCCCGGAGGCAACACCACGTGTTATCCGTACACCGGACCCACGCGTTCCAGGATCAGCCACATACGTGTGGACCTGCGAGGATTTACTCCTGTACGGTTATGCGTATTGGCAAATTACAGAATTTTTTGCAGACACAAATCGCGTTCGAAGTGTGCAACGCGTCAATCCAACACGCGTCACGATTCAAACCAATTCACTGGCAACTGAAATTGAATACTACATGGTTGATGGATCACCGGTTCCAAATTCAGGATTAGGTTCGTTGGTTGTATTCAACGGCAATGATGAAGGCGTGTTGAACCGAGCAGGCCGAACAATCCGCACGGGTGCGGAACTAGAACGTGCCGCTGCGATGTACGCACGCGAACCAATTCCGTCGATGGTGTTGAAATCCAACGGCACGGCATTACCTGCTGACCGAATCGCAAAATTGCTTGATTCATGGGCAACCGCACGCCGCAATCGTGGCACCGCGTTTTTGAATGCCGATGTAACCATGGAAACCGTGGGATTTGATCCTGAAAAATTGCAACTGGCCGCAGCTCGATCCTACATTGCCACCGAAATTGCACGTGCCTGTGGAATCCCGGCGTATTACGTGGACGCGAACACCGGATCATCGATGACGTACTCCAACGCCACAACCCAGCGGCAGACATTGCTCGATTTCTCACTTATTCCGCTGATGACCTCGATTACCGAACGGTTATCAATGCCTGATTTCGTGCCATCAACGCAGGAAGTCCGGTACGACCTTTCGGACTATCTACGCGGCAGCGATCTTGAACGTGCGAACATTTACAAAACCCTGAATTCCATTGTGGATGCTAACGGCAATCCGGCCATCACTGTGGAGGAAATACGAAACGCGGAGGAAATGATCAAATGAAAGTAACGACACCATTTACCATCACGGCAGCTGATTCCGAGGCACGAACAATCACCGGCAAGATCGTTGAATTCGACGTTCCGGCAAATGCATCGACCGGCAAGGTCATGTTCAGATCAGGATCGTTAAATCCTGCCAATGTTAAATTAAATTTGGAACATGATTCTGCACGTCCAATCGGTAAAACACTCAGCATGGAATTTGCACCCGATGGAAAATCAATCGAGGCAACATTCAAGATTTCAAAGACCACCGCAGGATCAGATGCCATTCAGGAAGCAATGGACGGATTGCGTGACGGATTTTCGGTGGAAGCCAATGCGAATGATTTTGGATACAACGAAGATGGCACCATGGTCGTCAACTCAGCAGATTTGGTCGGGGTCGCGTTAACACACAATCCGGCATTTGATTCAGCACGTGTATCAAATGTCGCCGCGACAACCGCACCAGAAAATTCCACGCCATCCAATGATGACGCGGAGGCAACACCCACACCATCAACAGAAGGAGACGCCGTGGAAAACACCGTCACAGAGCCAACTACCGCCGAGACGGTAGAAGCGGCTGAAGTAGTACAAGCATCATCAGCACCAAAGCCAGTCAATTTCATTGCAACACGCAACCCAATCGTTTCACCTGAAACATATTTGATGCACAAAGTAGCGGCAACTCGTGGTTCCGAGGAATCACGTGCATTCATCGCTGCGGCAACGGCATCAACAGACAATCCGGGCCTGATTCCGACACGCCAGCTGCGTGAAGTGGTCAACGGCCTTGCAAACGATGTGAGAGCATCAATCGATTCGATTTCAACAGGGACTCTGCCTAACGCTGGCCTTGTTTTCCAGATTCCAAAAATTACCCAACTGCCTTCAGTATCGGTAGTCGATGAACTCGATCCAGTCACACCAGTGGTCATGGAATCAGAATTCATCAACGTTGATGTGAAGTCATTCAAGGGTAGCCAGGTCATGTCCGTGGAACTCGCAGACAGATCTGATCCGTTATTTTTCTCAGAACTGATTTCGAATCTTTCTTCACAATATGCACGTGCAACAAATGCATATAACTCATCACGAATCATCGCAGGTGCAACAAAGACTGCAACCGGTTATGGAACAGACATCACCGCGGCAGAATTGCTTGCATGGGTTTCAGCCGGTGCAGTTAGCGTTTACGCAAACACATTCAAATTCGCCGATGCAATCGTGGTCAGCCCTGAAATGTGGGGCCGCATCATGTCGTTCAACGTCGATGGTCGACCAATTTACAACGCATTGCAGCCACAAAACGCGGCTGGAAATGCACAACCACGTTCACTCCGTGGTTCTGTAAACGGAATCGATCTATGGGTGGACACCGCACTAACAGGATTGGGTGACGATTCAATGTACGTCATCAACCGCGATGCCTACACATGGTACGAATCACCACGCCTTGAATTGCGTACAAACATCATTTCAGACGGTTCCATTGGAATTCTTCTGTATGGTTATGGAGCCACGGCCACGAAAATTGCGGCTGGTGCTTACGCGTTCAACAAGGACTAATTCACCACAAACTAAACATCGGCCTGGTCACTCCCGAACAGGCCGAGCAGTCGAGAGGATCGGAAATGCCAAACATTGTGACCGCTGATGAATTGCGTCAGGTGCTTGGCGTTTCCGAATCCTTATTTTCAGATGAATACCTGGATTCAATTATTGAATCTGCCGAAATCACCATTTTGCCAATGCTCACGCAATATCAAAGTGCAGTGGTTTCAACTCGCATCATCGATGATGTTTTGTACATCGACACACTGCGGCCAAATTATTTCGTCGAGGGACAGGGGATCGTTCTCGCTGGAATTGGTAACGGCCTCGATGGCCCTTACACCGTGAGCAATCATTCGGTTCGACCATTTCAAGTCACTGCAGTGGTCGATGAAGCTGATCGAATTTTGACTCCCGTGATTCCGGCGGGAACGGTCACACTCGATGGCGGTTCAGCCGCCGAAATATATGCAAACGTTCCGGCAGTCAATAAGGCAATCCTGATTGTGTCGGTTGAAATTTTTCAGAGCATCACGGCCCCTGGTGGACAGATCGAAGGCGTCGATTTTGCGCCGACGCCGTACCGGATGGGCCGCAGTCTCCAAAACAGAGTGATTGGCCTGATTTCGGCGTTTTATGACGTGGATTCAATATGCCAGTGACCACATTGCTTGACGTTCGCAATGATCTTGCGACGGCATTGGCCGGAGTAGCTGCATCGGTTTACCCGGTGGCCCCGGAGGCGGTAATCCCACCTGCGTGCGTGATCATCCCGGATTCGCCATGGCTTGAATCAACATTGATCAATGGGGCCGTCACTAAGGTGAAGGTCAATTTTGTTGTAACCGCTGCGGTTGCCAACAATTCCAATTCAGGCGCATTGGACCAATTAGAGGCCCTGATTATCAGCATTTTGGGGGCAATGCCTCCAGGGTACGTCGTCGGCGACGTTCAAAGGCCGTCAATCATTTCGGTTGGTGCATCCAATTTGCTAGTCGCAGATTTGAACGTTTCAACCTATTTCACCCAGGAAAATAACTAAGGAGCAAAAATGACCACTATCATCACCGGTAGAGACATCACATTCACCATCGATGGTGATAACTTTGATGCTCAGGCTACCTCAGCAACACTCACAATCGATTCAACAATCAATACATATCAGACCCTTGATGGAAAAGCGTATTACACGACGGATTCACAGGGAACATTCAACGTTGAAATGCTCCAGGATTTTGGCGCAGTCAGCTCATTGTGTGAGGCATTGTGGAACGCAGCTGCAACCACACCAAACACCGCATTGCCGGTGATTTTCACCGTGGCAGGCGTTGCATACGCATTCAGCGTGCAACCAATTTTCCCATCATTGGGTGGAACTGCGCCTGATGCGCTAACTGCCTCACTAGCATTCACCTGCGTGACCACGCCGGCGTTGGACTAATAAAGGGAGATCGGGAGAATGAAAACCGCAATCACGATTGAATTCCAATCCGGTGAGGTGGCCACATACGTGGCTGCCCCACCTGAATGGATGAAATGGGAAAACAAAACAGGCAAAACAATTCAACAGGCTAGTGAGATCGGAATCAGCGATTTGCTATTTTTGGCCTATAACGCCATGAAACGTGAAAACGCTGGGAAACCGGTCAAGCCATTTGAAGTGTGGACGGAAACCGTTTCGGATGTGAGATTCGAGGATGGGGACCCAAAATCCACAGGCGAGGCAGTCTCAGCCGGCTAGTCATTGAACTAGCGATTGCCACGCAAATTCCCATGTCCGAATGGGACACCGCCGAAAAGATTTTGACCGGGTTGGAGATATTGGAGAAGCAAAATGGCCGATGATGCTATTGCTTACGATAAAGCCGAACTGCGCAAAATTGTTGGTGCATTTAAGGCCATGGACGAACAGGCAACCCAGGAGGCGAAACTCGTTTCGGGTGCATTGGCTGAATATCTCCAGGGCAAGATTTCGACAAAGGCAGGCAGTCTGCAATCAAGCAACGTGGCCAGCCGCATCGCCGAAGGATCACGGGTAAGTAAGTCAAGCAAGATCGGTGAAATTTCATTCGGTTTCGTATCGCAGAAATTCTCAGGTGGAGCAACTACCCGTGACCTATGGGGTGGATCGGAATTCGGATCGAATAGGTTTAAACAATTTCCAGTGTGGTCAGGCCGTGAAGGTCGAGGATCACGCGGTTGGTTTATTTATCCAACCCTGCGTGCCGAACAACCATATATCATCAACGAATGGGAAAATTCATTCAGTAAAATTGCGAAGGAGTGGTGATGGCCGGTCAAGGTTCAAGAACGCTAAAACTCTCCATTCTTGGTGACGTCGATAATTTAAAGAAAAGCCTGAATAGTGGTGCCACTGAGGTTTCGTCATTTGGCGATAAATTAGGCAAATTCGGCAAGGTAGCCGGAGCCGCATTCGCAGCCGCCGGAGTAGCCGCCGCAGCTTATGCCGGCAAATTGTTGGTTGATGGAGTCAAGGCCGCCATCGAGGATGAAGCAGCCCAGGCTAAGTTAGCCGGAACCCTGGTCAACGTCACCGGTGCAACAAACAAACAAATTGCCGCCGTCGAATCGCAGATCACGAAAACATCATTATTGACCGGCATCACCGACGATGAGCTGCGTCCGAGTTTTGAAAGACTGGTCAGAGCAACATCCGATTCCGATGCGGCATTGAAATTGCAATCGTTGGCCATCGATGTAGCTGCTGGATCGGGCAAATCGCTTGAAGCGGTAACAAATGCCATGGCGAAAGCCCAGGAAGGCAACGCAGCATCATTGGCCAAATTAGGCATTGGACTATCGGCAGCCGAACTCAAAACAATGTCGATGGAGGAAATCACCGCCAAATTGGCCGAAACATTTGGGGGCCAGGCGGCAGAGAAGGCAGACACATTTGCCGGCAAAATGGATCGGTTGCAGGTTGCATTCAATGAAGGTAAGGAAACCGTCGGGTCATTTGTACTCGATGCAATTACCCCAATGGTCAGCGGTTTCGTCAATAGCGTAATTCCAACGATTCAAAAACTAGCTGAGGAATTGGGTCCAAAACTTACACCCGTTTTTGAAACCTTGACCAATTACATCAAGGATTTCGTTATCCCAACATTTCAAGCCATTTGGGCATTTATCACGGATTACGTGATCCCAGCCATTTCAACATTCTTGACGCCAATTATCAATGG